GTAGTGGATAACGCGACTTATTTCGCTCGAAAGCCTGCAGATACATCTCGCCTTTGTACCGAGGAATCATGTCCTCGAATAACCAGTTTTTGTACGCACCAATCCACTTGCCTAATCCTGGAGTTTTTTCGATCCAGCTCTGAGCAGCCATTCCTTCCCCCAACAGCGCAGCATCCATGCGACCGCCAAACATCTGGAGTCCATTCTGCATTCCATATCGAATCCGCGGATCGGTCATCAAAGATTCCAAGGACCGGGTACCGAAAGAATTGACCAAGTGACCAGCAGCGTTCACGCGTTCATGAACGTCATGGAATAAAGACATCGAGAGCTTTGCGCCCTTGATTTGCCCTTGTGCCTTTACAAATTTATCCAACCAATCTATCCGATCTGTGGCAAACTTTTTAACCAACTGGTTAGCGACGCTTTTGTGCATCATGGCATTCCCGCGCATCAAGGTTTGCGTTCCATCCGGCGCGGTGTCTATCCATGTCCAATTCCGTAATGCGGGAATGCTTACCTTCAACTGATCCATGCTCACGTATTCTTTACGGATATTATCTCGGGCTATTGCGTTGGCGTGTTCGTCCGACCAGTTTGGATGCATCTGTTTTAATCGCTTCGCCTCCGCAGCTTGTCCTGGAAATTTGCGCACACCGTACGGACTGACCAGTAACGCCGTGTTTTGCGGATCGCCTACGCGTATTCCTTGGCCTTCGACAATCAACATCGGTCGCCCGTTCTCGGTTAAACTGTCAAATAGCTGTGCGATCGCCGCCTTGTCGATCGCTGCGTGACCAAAGGAACGCGCATACGAAAAAGTTGTAGTTCCAATATCCTTGTTGTATCGCACGCCGTTGCGTTCTGCGTCCACCATTGTTTCCCAGAAACGCTGACGTGCGGCTGGGAACGAAGGGTTGAGCCCGGAACTTGTGCGAAATGCTCCGGTGAAAGAATCATCCGCAATATCAGGACGCTTAGTTACAATCCTGCGTAGATAATTCGGCACACCTTCCTCAAGCATCCCCATATCAATCGCCCGTGCCAGCCATTGATCGAATCCGTCTCTGATTGTCTTGCCTATATCCTTCTCGTGCGCATTAAGTGATAGCGCATCCTGGTATCCTTTTTTTATGTCTGCTGGTGCTTGTTTCGTCCAAGTATTCAGTAACGCTTCGTCGCCCCCGGCTGATGCCCAGTTGTAAATCGCTATCCTTCGATCCTTGCGCGGCACGACCTTAGCAATCTTTTTCGCCAGATCCATTGAAGCGAAATCGGAAAACTGCAAGGCCGCATCACGATTACCTAGCCAGCGTTGAAATGGACTTTGGATAAGTTTCTTCCCTGCGGGAATCAGCGGCACCTTTGGCAGAAATCTGTACTTGTATCGCGTCCCGGCAGGCTTTACCGAAGCAACCGGAGTTTGTGGAATCACCGTTGCGTCCGTGACCCTGCTCGTTGCCGCAAGAAGAGCGGCTAACTGGTTCTTCGCTGCCAAATTCCCTAAATACTGAACCGGTGGCGCACCACCACCGCTGGGAGTTCCTGCCGGTTGTCCAGCACGAAATGTTCCGTGCAAGCCGAATCCCATCATGGCGGCGTTGAACACAAGATCGCCAAAATTAGCCCACCAATTAGAGCTTCCAACGTCTTGTCCCAAAAACGGTAGCGTGTCCCACACAGCCTTGGCGGTAGCCGCACTGAACCCGAGACTCGCTGCTCTGCCTATAAACTGTCCACCTGCAAGTTCTGGCGCCACCGCCATTGTTCCTAACATGATAACGTTGTTGGGCGTTGTCATTCCCGATAGAAGTCTCGCACCGCTACGGTTTAAGCCTTCATACGCATTCTGGGTAAGCGGATTCATGCCGAAGTTTCTGGCTATGTTCGGAGCAGCGATTTGGAATCCAAGTTTGATTTGTTCAGGTGTGAATGTCAGTAGAGGTTTATCCCCCTCCTTGTGCGCTAGAAGATCCATGTAGCTGTCATCAGGCGGTGGAATTTCAGTAGGCGACGCTTCGGGAAATTCGTCGGGAGCAGCAGCTAATCCTACATCCAAGGGCACCTCTGGGATAGGTGCAGGCGTTCTGCTGGGGCCAGCAGGAGTTGCAAAGCTCACACCCGGTATTTCCTTTGCAGATACAACAATGTCGCTATCGAATGGATTAAACGGAGCTGGACTCTTGCCCAGATCAGACCCCTCTATGCCAAAACGTTCACCGCCAGCAGAGAAAGTTTGGGGGCCACCCGCAAATCCAACGTTACCGGATGCATTACCAGTTGCACCGTTACTGATGTTACTGCCATTCGCGACATCGCCAAGAATGCTGCTGTAATCTGATACGCTCTGTTCAGGTATAGAGGCTGGAACGTGGCTTATGGAAGGATAGTAACTCCTGTCACCGATAGCCTGCTCAAGAGACTGTCCACGAGCAGCAGCACGGTTAAATACCGTCTCCACGAAAGCTTGTTGGGCTTCGATTCCTTGCCCGCCTACCTCGCGATGAGTCAGCGAGAACAGCTGTCCGATCAGATTCGGATTGCTGCGAAGTTCCTCTGCGTAGCTCCCGCGAGCATCAGAAAGGGTATTCGTATCGAACGGGTTGGGATCGTCCGCAGCATCGAACGGATTCTCATTCGCCATTTTCTTCCTCGCCGCTAGTATCAATATCTTCAGCCGATTCTTCCGTGGATGGCTGAGGCGTCGAATTTGGCGCAACCTTCGATTGCGCATTGATTACGGTATCTGCGGCCCCAGCCCCAAATTTCTGATCGAAAAAGGCTTTCATCTGAGGCGTTGGATTGCTCAAAAGCAAACCAGCTTTGGCTGCCTGTTGCTGGGGGGTTAGAAGATTCCACAATTGCGAAAATACCTTTTGCTGGTTCTTTAGCGTTTCGACATCAGTTCCGAGTTTCTGCCATTCCTGAGCTCGTTTCTGTAACGATCTGGCTTGATCAATAGGCAGCGGTCTTGCTACGCCGGGTATCTGAATATGGGTAGCGCCCTTCTCCGTATTATTGGCAGTCGGAAGAAAAACATTCTGTTGTCCTCCCACTTTTCCAACCACCGGAACATCCAAACCACCTTTGGTTCCCTTCGTTCCATAAGTCCACTGGCTTTGGTCCAGTAGCGCGTTAGGATCTGGAATTGCCGGGGTGTACTTGGAAAATACGTTCTCGATCTTTGTTCTCTGGGATTCTAAATCTTTCCATTGCGCACGTTGATTAGCCATTATCTGGCCTCCAGTCGGTGCGTTAACCTTTGGCGGCAACAGTCCAAGAGCTTGCGCCGTCTGGGTATTAGTTAAAGTAGTTCGCGCTTGCGATTGCTCTATTCTCGCCTGTTTAAGCTGACCCGCTAAACCAGATTCGCCAACGCTTTGCCGAATTGCACCTTGGATGTACAACCTTCCTATTCCGCTCAGTGCATTGAGCGCTCCTCTAGCCTCTGCAGCATTTTGGCGATTGAAGGTCTTGAAACGCTCCAGGGCTTTCGGATCAATGGCAGGAGTGAGGCTCTTGTCCACTTTCCCTTGTGCGTCAGGCTGTATTTGGACTACGCGACCTTGTTGGTCAACTCCAATGCGGCTCAGTGCTTCCGCGATACCATAAGCTTCGTCGTATGCGACGTGCTCTTTGTGATATTGCTGCATCTGGAAAGCAATTCCGCGCCCAATATCTTCCCCTGCGCTTGCTATCCCACTACCCAATGTTGGCACAGTTTACGCCACCTTTCTCTTTCCGATCGGACTGACTTCAATCATCGGAAATCCGATCACCATCTTAATGCCGCTACGCGGCTCCGTAATGACCCGTTCTGGCAACTTTTCCTCTACGTCTTGGGCCAGGACACCAGCGAACCGTTTGCCGGGGTTGAAACGGTATTCAAACGTCTTGACGGGCAATCCTTCAACGGTCTTTAATCTAGTTGGTTTGATGTCTGTCTTTAGCCGTTCATCGCTCATCGCAATCCCGCCAATGATGCTACCCAGGCCACTGGCAATCCCGCCTGTAGTGCTGGACTTGTTACCGGCTGCGGCGATCTTTTGTTGCGCTGCAATCTGTGCCTTAGCTATCCAAGCCTGTAGATTCGCTAGTACCGGGTTCTGCGCCAGCTGCGCCAGAGGAACAAAGGTGCCAACCTTGGACGCTTGTGCTCCGATAACTTGATTCAGACCTCCAGTCTGCAGTCCCTGGATTCCAGATAGACCGCCAAGGATCGAACCGGCGAGACCCTGCTCGCCTTGCACTGCACCCTGTAACCGTTGCTCGCGAGCTTGCTGCGTATTGAGAGCGCGGTTGACGATATTGCTGACCTGACGTCCAGCTCCAGCTTGGCTAGCCGCAATGTTAGTCTGCTGCTGTATGTTGCGGAAAAGCTCAGGATTGGTCGTCGGGCCGATGTCACCGCGATTCCTAATAATGTCGCCGTAATAACCATACGCGTTCTGCAGATTCGGGAGCAACTGTTCGGCTTGCGTTAAATACCCTGGCAGTTGCCCGAAAAACTTCAGTGCGCCCGCTTGTAGAGCCTTCTCTAAAGGCTCACGATTGCCGTACTTGTCCAGTTGATTGTAATAGAACTGTTGAAACGGTTTAATCGTCCCAGGAGTGATCTCCTGAATATCCGTTGAACCACCACCTCCACCGCCTACGCCACCATGATATTTGTCGGCTATTGTCAACCGACATCGTTTCTGCCACATTCTGCCCTCACTTTCACTGTCGCTCTTCTGACGAACGCATCCCAACTGCATCTACGTAAAACCCGGTCATTATCTTTGTGCGTTCTGCAGAAATAGATGTAATCCATCCGACACGGTAGCAAACTTAATAACTCCAGTATATTACCACACGCGTACCGGATAAACCAGCCGCGTTTACCGTCTTTTTCTATAAGCTTGCCCATTGCGAACACCGTCGGCCTCGATACAACGAAGCCGTTAACCAGATAATCAAATAGATCAGCCAGAAAATCCACACCTTTAAGCTTTGCGTAGTGATCCATTGCGTCGCCAAAAGCGCAGCATTCGAACTTGAGCGGTGAAAGCTCGTCGTCTGCAAGTCTCTCATATTTCTTCACCGCTTATAGTTTGGATGCAATCCCATTGGTTGCCCGACCTTTGGCATCTTGGGCATTTTCGGCATCTTAATCGAGCCGATCGTTGTTGGTATCTTGGTTGCCAACGGCGCTTTCACCGTCTTAATCATCCGTTGCACCTGTCGCGCTGGTAAATCTTTCCTGTAATATCTCGTGATCATGCTACAACCCTCAACGTTTCGCTAACTTTCCTGCCTTCGATGGAAACTCCGTTTAGTTCAAGTAACCCGTCCTCGTTCTCAATCTTAAGCGCACACCAACGCCCATTCTCGCGTATCCAGAACCGTTCAAGCGATTCTTGTTTGTCGGATACAGCCCCACTCGTTCCGGTTGGCGGGATGTAGCTGATCGGTCCTTCGGGCAACGCTTCAAAATCATCGATCGCTACATTGTCGAAGTTCTCAATGGAATAATCCTCACGGAACGGAGCATCAAAATTCCCAGTCTCAGGGTCAAACGTCGCCACGCCATGCGTATAGTACGTGTTCCGGTCCTTACTGATCGGACTGTCGGTCAGCTGGAACTCCTCGTTGAATCCGTCCATGATAGCGGTCACGTTTGCCAATGGATCATACGTGGAAATGCTCACGCTTAACCGTCCGAACTGCTTAAAGGCCATCGCATCGTCCCCAACGTAGCCACGTGTCGTAAGCCTATACGGAATTGAGAACGTGCCGTTCTTAAGTTCGTCTCGCAGTCCCTCGTACAAGACGTAGATGGCTGAATTAGTGTAGTCGATTGCGAAGATACGCTGCACGCCGTTATAGTTAGTAATGTGCAGCCGATGGAAAAAGAAATCTGGGTCGGACCACGTATCCCCAGCCGATTCCCATTCGCGGGTTTGCGTGTTGTAAACTAAAATCGCATTCAACGCCCGAGGCGCGGCACCTGTAGCAACTCCAAAGAAAGCGTATTCACCCATCGCCACAGAGCAGCCCAATGATTGTGTGACGCCCCAGTTGATCGTGTCTATCACAGGCTGGATCTTCTCGCTGATCGGCAATGGTAGCGTCACAATCTGTTCTTGGATGATCTCGCTCAACCGATAGAACCCGCGTGGGTTATTAAGAAAGATGTAGTCCCCGCCAACCTCCAGAGGCATATATCGACCGATGGAACCCAGTGCCGGTGCCAGTATTCTGAAGCCTGCTTGGAACGGTAACACACCGAGATCCGTCACCATGTGGATCGACTGATTCTTCCAGACCAAGATACTGCCCCTGAAATACTGGCTGACGCTGGTTATGAAATCGCTCTCAGCCGAGTTCACCCTAAGTTGCTGATACGCTGGATCATAACTCGTGTAATCGAGATCGTCCGAGACAATGAGCTGGTCTCTGCTCGGGAACTTTGGCGTGATGATAAAGTAAACCACACGATCTTGGAATGGCTCGGCACTCGTGGCAGGTGGAACCAACGTATTCCCGCCAGCAGCCAACGTTACCAGATTGAACGTGTGGGTATTATCTCCATCCCAGACCAGATTGGCCGGACTGGTGATCGCCCGGAATAAAAGAAGCTGATCGAATGCCTGCGTAAACTCGCAATACAATGTGCCGGTGCTAGCTACACCACCGGCGAAATTGATCTGCACAGGATCTTTGGCGTCCTGCAACGCCCAAACGTACGTTGTGTTCGCTGGCGCAACCATCAAGCGCTCGTCACCGTTGGGATCCCTGAACACGCCAGACCCAATAAGAAAGTTCCCAAACCCAGCCACGGGATTAAAGTCAGGCGGAATAGTGTTGCCCAGCCGTTGCTTGGCTTTCCCTGTCCGCAGTCGCGTGTTGCGTCCCTCGGAAAGGTACCCCGGCTGGACCAGCGGCTTGTCCCGAGGCATGTCGATACCGATCCAAGCTCGATCGCCGTCCGTGAACCCAACCGTATCCCGTTGTCCGAGCGGTGTACCCCTCATTTGTCTTTATCCTCGCTGTACCAGCGGCCTATTAAAGAGCCCAGAATGCCCATTAAACCGCTTATCACGGCTACCCCGCCACCTTGTATCAGGATTTCACCAGACTCGTGTCCACGGCTCACCAGGATCACTCCGGCCAGTATTGAAAAGATTCCCATTAACGTCACGGAAGCGATAATGATCAATATCAGCTTCAACACTTCCAAGTCTTTTATGCCCAACGCCATTCCCAATCGCGTAAATATTTGAGCGCACGTTCCTGAAGAAGCCTCATGCCCATCTCCACTCACATTGGATTAATATCGGAGGACTGAGATTAAATGCTGCACAAGCGCCCGGATTTAAATCAATCCGATTTTTAGGACAGCCTATGTCTTTCAGCGTGCATGTCTCAATTCTCCCTCCAATTTTAACCTCAACCAGTTGATGCTTAGCCTTCTCTACAGAACCCCAACGTTCAATAAGCCATTGCTTGTTCAAGGCACATGATGGGTATCCACCGGTAGTATCATCTCCATAGACCCCAATGCCGTTATCTCCGACCTTGAGACATTGCGCTTCTGTTCCTCCATTCTTGATGCACTTTTGATAAGCGCGAATATCAGCAGGATCAGCAAACGATGATGCTTTGGCTTTGTTCCACATAGACGAGTTTAATAAATCATCCAGAGCTCCTTGGGTGATCGGTCCCCACAGACCATCCTGTTCCACACCAAGAATGCCCTGAATCTTTTTAATCTTATCTTTGCTGGTCATCTGCCTTTTGCGCCCCTGTACAGGTCGCCGCCTTTCTTAAACCGTTTCGCCAACGCCTTGCGACGCGGGGTGCAGGTTGATTTGCTCATGGGCGTGCAATACCCACGGTGTTTTGGGTTTATCGCTGATTTCATCCATTTCTTGGCCATTGTTTCACCTCCTTAAGTTTATATGGCTGATTAGGTCCATTATTGGCTTACCGGCTTTTTGGCCAGTCCTCGACTGATAGCGTAGAAGCTGTTGATCGCTGCCGCTATCCACAGAGCTTTGTCCGGTGGCAACGCGCCGCTGACCGCTGTCACAAGGTCAGTGGCATTGCCAATCACGGTTATCCAGAATTCAGTGGTTTTATACCCAGGTTTTGTATCCATGTTTGTCTCCTTTGTTTGTTTATTGTTCGGGGGAAATTCATCCTGCTATTTTGACGATACCATGCGCGTGTACACGAAGACGTGAATTGTGAAAAGGCCAGTACATGTAGAGCGTGTCGGGAACCTCAGAGAGTTCTACTGGCCCAAGTGTTTGCACATTCGTCGGGAACGATTCTAGGTTGGCTTGTAGCGTGGCTAAATCAGGCGTGCTGGTGAATAGTATGTCGGAGCTATGTCCACCTGCAGTAGCTTTTTTAACCGACATCGTAATGATCTTTGCCCGTCCATCGGGATTATCCCTGGTCAACCGCAACGCCACTACCGTTGAGTATCCAGCAGCATGACCGCCAGTGTAATTCTGCACCAAGTGTAGTTGCGAACCATCAGCAGCGTTGCGTATTTCGTTGTCGCCGTCAATAATCGAAAGCGCATACGCATCGTTGACAGAGTTTTTCGGTCGCCAGTAATCAGAATTGCTGGTGCCGATCCCGATGTCACTGGATACTAAACCGCTGTCCCCGAGACTGTAGTTCCTGCGCAAGTTCCCCGCATTCGTGTACCCCAGAAACAATTTACTCGTAACGCTGGATACCACGCCGATACGAACTCGATCGTTGATGCTCAAAAGTGTGCCACCCGCGCTGATCGTCTCTGCGAGATTAGTTGTAGGATTCCCAGCGTCATCGGCGCCAGAGGACGTCAGGCTTAGACAGAATCCAATCCTCAGATCCGTCCAGCCAGTAGCCTGAAATGGGCGCACGAATATCTCGCGAACCGCTTGGATCACAACGTGTTCTGTTCCCTTGATGTAGATTTTGGCTATTTAATCCTCCTCATCTCGGTACGAAGAACCCCTCCAATAGTACGCAACCAGCGTTTCCTGTGACCTGTGGTACGGCCGTGATCGTGCCAGCAGCGATCGCCTCGAAATCGTCAATTGCCTGTCCATCAACCAACTGAAACCGTCCTGCCAATAAACGTACAGCCATGGTTTTAAGATTGTATCCGATAACGCGAGAATGCCTTTTGCTGCTCCGTTAAGGGCGCTGTAGGCGCCGTTTCAAAATCACCGCTACTCTGTGCCGTCTCCTGCGACACAAGCTGTTCCTCGGCCAATCCCTTGTCTTGCAGACCCCATTCCTTGAGGACATCAGACCCTGCTCCAACCAATACGGGCTCAAATAACGCCAGCGGGAACGGTACCAGTTCCCAATACGGAGAGCCAAGGGTGAATATCTGGACGTCAATTCCCACTGGCGTAAGGCTTTGAATCGTGAGCGAGGGCTCAGATGCGTTCGGAGACAGCGTCAGGGCCTGTAAGAAAGCGTCGCCTGCTTGAGCTGCGATAATCGCGTCTGACAGTCCGGTTACGATCTGTTCACCGCTTACGAAATTATCCGCAAGATATTCAACCACGTGTGGTTGCGAAGAAGAATCAACAAACGTAGCTTGATACGTCGCTCCCGGAATCACCTGCCCAGCGCCAATCGTTACCTTTGAAACCTGAGGAATAACCACCGTACTAGATACCGCAGCCACATAAGCCTGCAGCTGCTGGTTGGCGAGCATCCGTGGCGCCGCTGAGGTTGTGGCATAGTAAACAGGATAATCAGACGAGTTCGGATTAATTAACTGGAAGTCCGAGTTGTGCTCAATCGTGATCGTCAAACCGATCGTGTCGGGTGTTATGATAAACCCACTACCACCAAGTGCAGCCACCAACTGGTTGTATAGATCCGTGACCGCATCGGCCAGCGTGCTCGTGCCTGTGCCTACTGTAAACGCTGTCCCGAGTATCGTGCCAGTGACGTCCATCACGGTTATCCTGAACGAAGATCCCGCAGCAGGCGGATCTGGTATGATCGTGACCGGACCACCAGGAGTAGACGGTAAAAACAACCCGACCTGCATAATCTTGTTTTGCCCTGCCACTCCGAAAGACGTCGAGTACTGGCTCGTGGTTTCAACTCCCAGATGCGGCGGAGGCGAGATGCCCAGATCAGCCGGATCGTTCCCGAGATTATTGTTCACCCTGCTCTTGTAACATTCCCCAGTTCGGTATGAATAAACCGGCTCATCAATCTTGTACGTCTGATCTGAAAGCCATTTCTCAGCCGTGAACTCAGGCGATGGCGTCTGATACTTCAGCCAGACATTCAGACCATGCTCAAAGCCACAGTGGATACCTTCTTCGCGCAGCGTATAATCGGTCGAAACAGGTGTGCTTACCGTAGCTGGGTCAACCAAATAAACATCCCAGATCCTGCCAAGACGGATTGGTATCCGAGTGGACTGCGGTCCAAATAATGAGAAATCGTACGGCACGATGTGGTTCGTATCCGGTGTACCTTGAACGATCTTCGTCCATTCAGGCCAGTCCTGAGCAGAGTATAAGCGGCTTACCCATTCGTTGATGTATTCCCCAATCGCTATGGCTTGGTTGGTGAGGAAATTACCGCTCTCGGGCGATAAGCCAGCCTTTCGGGCCACCGCCCAAAGTATGTCCCTGAATTTTACTCTTCTCACGGGTACGGGTTATATTCTGGGTTTGGAGATTGCGAAGGAAGCACTTTGTAAGCCCCTTTGAGATTTTGTAATTTCCCGTTCGTAGGCGATGGAGTTGGCGTTGTCATTGCACCTATGATGGGAACTTCTTTTACGACCGTGTGATGTCGGGTTCTGTAAACGACTTTCTTCTTTGGCTGAACGATCGGTTTTACAGTTATTGTGCACGCAACCACACATGATAGCACGAGAAGGAATATTGCCACCCTCATCATTCATCTGGACGTATGCTGTTCAGGTTCTGGAACTTTTAACGTGGGATTTTCTTTTTGCAAGTGTACCGCCCACCTAAACATATCTCCGTCTGTCCAAGATTCCTTGTTTCTTTCCACCGCAGCAAGACGAGCTTCCATCCTATCCATCCTACCGATAAACTCTTGCCTCGCGTTCTCGATTGAGTTCGTTGCCTTGTTCACAGAAGAAGATATGATCCAAGTCGCTGCCACGATTGAGATTAAAAGGCCCAAGCTAACATAAGTATTGGCCGTGATGCCGCTAGTTGGATTGGTTTTCGATCCTTGTTCAAAGTTGTCTGCCATCGTTCTTCGTAATTGAGGAGTAGTAGAGTGTCATTCTAAAACGGTCTGTGCCCGCGGCGCCTGGGGATCTTCTGCGCAAAAGGCGTCGGAGCCGGGGTCGCTGTTGGCGTCGGCGTTGGAGTCGGCGTAGGCGTCGGGGTAGGCGTGGGTGTTGGTGTCGGGGTCGGAGTCGCCGTAGGAGTAGCAGTAGGCGTTGGCGTGGCCGTAGGGGTTGCTGTGGGGGTTGGCGTAGGCGTGGGTGTCGCAACTGCGCAGCTCGGCCAGTTCTGCACACACGGATGCGGATACGTGTACGTCGTGTAATTCGGTGCGACCACTTCGTTGAAGAAATCAACGCCTTCCGTAACCAGCCCAAGCGCTCCGTCTGCTATGCTCATTTCAAGCCGGAACGAGGGAATCGGGGTGTACGTATTATTCCAAGCATAACTTGGCTCGATTCCTTCATTCAACCATTGTGGTACGCTCTGGTTCATGTGGATCAACGCCTTACCGTTGCATGGCCCGTCAACAACTCGCAGGGATTTGCCGATGCTGTAGGCCTGTCCCGTGGCATAATTATGATTTGACGGCCACGCCGCCAGTGTAAGCGTGTTGTTCGTGTTCGACTTGATGGTGGCAACTTCCCCATCTGAATTGCGGCTGAACCTGTAGCCGACCCATTGGTTCGTAGTCCAGCTCTTAGTATTATCTGTCACCTGACCGCTTACCGGAATTGATGTGATCGAACCGCTCTCAAAGACGTAGCCAGGTTCCCCGTCAACGTGCGTGCCGTCCGCTCGCGTAGCGTTGTAATCCCAGTCGTTAAATCCCGTCGCCCCACCGAACGGTGTCCCAAAATTCTGTAGGGTGCGGTACTGACCAATCCCAATGCTGCCCGGCTGGTTAGTGTCGAAAACGTTATCATGATGTATGATGGGGCCACTGGTCGTTCCGTCCACAGTCGTGCTCGTCCAATGCCGCAGGTTATTGTACCATTCCTGCGCACGACCGCCGCGCCCGTCCTTGAACGTCTGACCTGTTCCGTGGTTTCCTCCACTGGCACCGCCCCAGATTTCGTTGTATCGCCAGCAGACTTTACCTCCAAGGGTGATATCCGATCCGCCACCAGTATTGAGCTGGCCGGGATTTCCAACAGCGTTGTTCTCAATAAAGAAAAACTGCGGACCACCAAAACCAGCATCATTTTCCCAAGCGTAATCCCCGTGATCGTTGCCACCGGGATTGTTCCCCGGCCAACAGTGCACCAAGCCAGCCGAGGTATTGAAGTTATGAGCTACGCAATGATCTATTACGCCATAGTTATAGTCGGTTACGATGATGAAGGGCGCTTTATCAAAGTCACTCAGGTGACAGTTATCAATTCTGGTCGGTGTTTTACCGCTGACCTGAATTATTGATCCTCCAGCGGTCCCTGTACCCTGCAGAAAAGAGAGTCCAGTAAGTCGTTGACCGCCGTTTCCGCTCAGGGTGAAAAACCGTTTACCCACAGTGATATCGTCAATCAGCGCGCTATTATCCACCCATTCACGATGACCACCGCCGACGGTAGTCGTTGTGCTCCCCTGAACCGTAATCTTCTTGGTAATGGTAACGCCTTGCGTCCAATGGAACTGCCCAACAGGAACCGTGATGATGTCTCCATCAACAGCGAGGGTGTCGTGGATCGACTGGATATTAGTAGGGCTTCCATCGCTTCCCCAAGTCGTCGAAAAAACCTTATTCGCCGCCGCCATAAATAGGCAGATGGTTAAAACTGCTTTCCTCACTGTATAAAAAATCCCGGTACTTTTGGCTGATCTCCAGCGCCATATCCTAATCCCCAGTATATCGAAGTATTCTTGATTCTGAAATCACCATTGGTAGCGTCGGCGTATTCATCTGTATCGTTCCCAGCCGTTGTGTCGTTGCCCAAGTTCGTAGGATAATTTCCGATCCCTGTAATATCGCTCGTGGTATTACGCAGCCGGTTGGCCTGCACATGAAAACGCGCGGCGTTACTGTTCCCGTCAATGCCTGGATTGTTCCCAGTGATCATGCAACCCTCGGCCAGATAATTCGTGGTCTGAGAGGCTGTGCTATGGGCCTTAAACGCTGTGCCAGTATTGTTGGCTATTACCGATCTGGCTATCTGAATACTCGCGCCTGTGGAAGAACTGGTACTAATTATGCCTTCACCGGGATTATTAATTACAGTAAGCCGCGACGCGCTTAGAGTCGTGGACGTTGTCACTCCGCGACGATTACCGCTTGAAGCACTCGAATTTCCTACAACCCGAACATTTTGGCAGTTCGTCGTGGCAGCCAATAGAATCACCGAATCATATGATGAACCAGTGCAACTAATCACGCTTCCGTACATGAAATCACCATTGGCCACGCCAGCCGCTGCGGTATTTGCCGCTGAATTTGATACTTGGCACCAGAACAAACGACATCCCCCAGCGATCACAGTGCTATTTCGACCGCTTGCCGTGAAGTTGATCAGGTAAGCCGTAGTCGAGGCAAGGTTTATCGTAGCGATATTAGTCGTAGTGGCAATCGTCGGAAGCGTGCTTGTACTCCACGCCGGCTGCGCGCTGACCCAACCTGTATCTGGAATAGATAGAATGTTCCCTGACGAATCAGCACCAAGAAGCAAAAGCGGATTGGCTTGGCTCGGCGCATTGGTGAAAAGCCCGCTCGCCAACGCTTGAGAACACGTGTAACTGCCAGCCTCGATGTAGCAGCGAAGCGAATCGCTTCCCGAGAAGTTAAATCCGGTTATGACCGTGCTCCAGTTACCGCTAGAAAATAGCGCAGCTCGATTTGCGTGACTGGTTCCATCCCCTGAACCTGCGCTGGTGACGTCAAACCAACGATCAACAATCGCAGCACCGCTCAGTTGGGCTGATAAAAGAAAGAGAAGAAATGTTCGCTTCATGAATGTTGTCCGGTCCCTGTCATTACCCACTTGGCTGCTGTCGCATTGTAGTAAAACGTGATATACAAATACTTGTTCGCCGTCGTTGTAGCAGGGAGCGTAAATCCGTCTAGCGCGATATAGCTCGCTCCCCAGGCAATGGTTCGTGCAGTTCCATTGTCCTTAATCCAGATCAGCAATGAATCGCCCTCATTCGGCGTACCCGAGAGATTCGTCGTCATCGACGTGATATTGGTCGCCAGCGCTGTGATCGTGAATATGTCCACGTTATCAGTGTTAATCGTCGGCGTGGCACTTGAACTGACCGTGCCAACACGTTTAGTAACACGCTTATTTGTAAGAGTTTGGGTGGTATCTTTGATGTCTGTCCCGCCAACCTTGAAGCCAGTATTCGCGTTCACGTATCCAGCCCCGGGATCCGTAGTGTTGTTCACGCTTATCCCGCCACTGCCAAAAAGCGCGAGGACATTGTTTTGGCTGGCAGAATTGGCGAGCTGAAACTGTAGCTTTGCTGTTCGAGTAGCGTCGGTTACATCAGTCCAGGCCCAATCCACGTTGCCCATTGTCTGGTTGTCCGTCGTAGAGGTTTCGGCTTGTGCAGCAAGCCGAACACCTAAACCATTTGATGCTGTTCCAGTGGTATTATGCCGGAAATTAAGAAGAGTAGTAGTGGAAGAATTAGTGGCATCATTTGCCATGAAAACGCTCGCTGCAGCCGCGTTTAGAACCGACATAAATTTACTCGATTTGCTCCACGTGAAATTACCGTCCCCACCAAAAGCTCCACCGTCATTGAACTGGATCTGCGTATCACTACCCCCAGGCGTTCCACCTCCGCCTCCACCACTGGGCGGGGACGATACCCATGTAGTGCCGTTCGATGTCAGGACATTGCCATTGGTACCCGGCGAAACTGAACTTACTACGCCGCTTGAATCTGCCAGCACAGCGCCAGCTCCAGTATCAAGAACATTCACTTTGCCATCATCATCGGTGTCAAACGTATGACCCCAGTCGTACACAGCGTTCTTACTGGGGGCGACTGTCGTGACACCATTCCAAGAAGAGGCAAACGCCGTGTCACTGATTAAGCTGCCGCCTCCGGCCAGAGGATCAACCCAAGTCGCGTCTTCGCGAAGGAACTTGGCTGTACCAGCACTTGAACCCGGATCGGGCACTAGACCGTGAGCGTGACTGGCACCACTAGCAATAAAGTCCGCTGTATCCCAGTAATCTACTTCCGCTGTCGCCACGGCCACAACGCCGGAAGAATTGGTTTTAACAACGCCAGCGCCCATATCCAAGACGTTTACTTTGCCATCATCATCCGTATCGAACGTATGACCCCAATCGTAAACTGCGTTTTTACTCGGGCCTATCGTGATTACTCCGTCCCAAGACGAAGCGAAGGCTACATCGCTTATTCCCGCTCCACCACCGGGCGGCTGGCTTGTCCAGTTTGTACCGTCACTAGTTAGCACGTTGCCCGAGGTGCCGGGAACAGCGTAGGTCTCAGTTGAAGCCGTGAACGTTGTTCCATCGGACTTAAGAATTTTACCGCTGGTGGACGGCCCAGTGCCTATCCTGAATCCGGTATTAGCGGAAATCACGCCTGCGCCCGGATCAGTTGTGTTGTTCACGCTCAAACCGCCGTCCGAGAAAAGGCGCATCTTACTTGCTTGAGCCGCCCCGGAACTTACAAGCAAGAAATCGTAATACGCCGATCGCGTAGCGTCCACTGCATCGCTCCACTTCGATGATATGGATCCAGCGGTGCGATTGGCAGTCGTGTCTGAATCAATATTAAACTGTATCCCAGTACCAATGTTGGCCGCTGCTGTCCCGCTGGAAAGATGATGGTTTAAAGTAAGCGCTACACCAACACCATTATTCAGCGTGTCGTATGTGCCGCTCTTAAACGTTCCCCAGTTACCAGACGTAGCTCCTTGATAAACCTCCAGACCGTTACCAGTCAGACTAAGCCTGTAGGTCGGAGCCGCAAGAGTACCGCCAAAATCCATAGCAGTCGGCAACGACCAAGTTTTGTTGATCGCGAACACATTGTTCTGCGCACTGTTGATATCGAATTCAATCTGGTTATTTGTGAAGCCCGAGATCCCTTTTGTCGTCTCGTTGGCAAAACTATAGGTCGGCAGGGTCGTAGGAGTAGCGCTGTTGGTCGCGATGAATTGTCCGAGACTGTTAAACGTCCATGTGCCGCCACTGGAACCGCCCCATGTCCCGTTGTTTATGCGCCCGTCTATCGTCAGATTCCCACTGGGATTGGCTGCTCCCTGAACCGGTGTCGTATAAATCCTAAAGTCCACAGGTTGACTAGCGGCGGTGGCATTGGTTTTCCAGCCTTGCCCAGTAAACATCAGCCCCGGTGAATACTGCTGGCTGCCGCTGCTGGCGGTAGTCGTATCCGTAAGCAATAGCCCGGCAGCGAACGTATTGGCAGCCGGAAGATTAGTGATCGTAAGTTCATCACCTGTTTTGCTGTAAGTCAGGCCGCTATCACCCGCCAGTAAACCTCCATCGTTAAATTGCACCTGCGTATCACTACCGCCGGCAGTACCGCCTCCACCGCCTCCGGTAGTATCAAGAACCGTTCCCGTCATGGATAGCCCTGTACCCAGCGTAATCTCCTGCGGCACTCCGGCACCGCCACCAGCACCGCGCCCTAACAACCGGGAACCCGCGCTCACATTCTGGATCTTGGCATAGGTTACGGCGCCGTCTGCGACCTTTGCCGTAGTCACAGCGACGTTGTTTATGTTGCCTGTATAAACACTGATAAGATCAGTAATCGTGCCAGTATTCGACAGCGCTGTTCCATCAGTCCGAGAAACGTTATCCTTCTTAATTACAGCACTGGACGCCTGTGAAAGATCCCAATTCGTCACTCCTGTGGCGGTCAGGGTAACTGCCACGTTATGCAGCTCTACCGTAGTAGAAGCTCCCGTAGCGTTTACGCCGACGTTTGTGCCGGTGGAATTACCAGCAACGATTGAGCCGTCCCTGAAGATCGTTGTACCACCGGGAGCTAAAATTCCGTACGCGGCAGATGAGGAGGTGCCATCAGCCGTCAGGGCGCAGTTCCGAAAGTTATGCGTCCCAGCTACGGCAATGTTTATTGCCGCGCCTTGGCTAAGTATGTTCGTATTTTCAACAGTCAAACCCGTTGTACTGGTTTTATTGATCTTAATACCGTCCTGAACAGCGGTAATCTTGCAGCCACCCATGTACGCGGACGTAAACGCAGTGCTGCTAGTGTTCACGCCAAATGCTGTACCAGTCGAGGACGTGTTCGTTATGGACACCCCATAGATTGCACCGCCAGTACCAATCTCAACCCCCGCCCTATTACTCGCAGCCGCTACTGCGCTAGTGATAAGCGTGGAATCAGCACCAGCTCCGACCAACGTTACACCGGCGGGAATCAGTAACGGCGTAGTCCCAATATCAGTCGTGCCAACACCAGCATAAACAACATCCCCGGATACCGCTGCCGCCAACGCAGCAGAGAGCGTCAGGAACGGTCGAGCAAGATTGCCAGATGTACCAGTTCCGTCGTTCCCGTTTACCGCATCCTGCCAAATCTGGTGGCCAATCGGGATATTATTCTGAGCAAACGATATGGTGCCACTCAGATTAGTAAAAGAAGGTTGCGCCTTGGTTATGATTCCACCAGTACTTATTCCGGTTAAGAAGTTATTGGACGCTCCAGCGTCAGGAGCCACCGTTACGCTATCAAGATTTGCAAGCGTCAGCTTGCGAAGTGTTCCTGTTGTAAACCCAGAAAGATCGATCTTCAACCGTTTAGTTACATCAGTGGGGTCAACCAAATACAGTTTTGGGCTAAGACCAGCGCCTGTTTGAAGGGTAATCGCCGTGCCGTCAAAGGTCGCCGTCGATATACCACCGAACACACCGGAACTATTATATTGAAGCTCCGTTGTTGAACCTCCGGGGGTCCCAGTACCACTGGTAGCATTCAACGTTGTACCGCTTAGCGACAGATTAGTTCCCAGCGTAATCTCCTCAATCGCTCCGGTTCCAGACACAGGGTTGCGACCAAGAAGCTTGTTAGGACTCATGCTGGTCTGGCTAAACGCCAATGTCCCGGAAAGATTCGCAAATGACGGTTGTGAAAAGGTCAACGCTCCCGAGCTGCTCAGACCATTAGCCCACTGGTTAGCTGCGCCAGTAGCAGGCACCACCGATACCGAATCGCCACCGCCAGCTATTGAAAACGTTCTGGTAGTAGCTGTTGGAATAAGCGCGAGATTGACGCTCGTTTTCTTAGTAATGTCAGTCGGGTCAATCAACATGTACCGCGCACCAGCGGTTTGCGTGACCACTGTTCCATTGTACGTGGTGTACGGAACGCCGCCGAACGCAAATGAATTGTTGTACTGAAACTGCGTATTCGCACCGCCGATACCGCCGCCACCGCCTCCGCCGATGTTGGTCGTGACGTTGCTAAAATCTATGTCGAACGCTGCTCCGGCTGAAGCAGGCGGTTTAATGACCTTATGCGTGTACGTGTCCTGCTTAAGATCCTGCGTCTGTCCGCTGACCGAGAGAGCGCCAAGAACAAGAAGAACAATTGCAATTCCAATCCAGACCAATTCATAAGCATGAAATCGTACCATTCTCATTAAGTCCTACGCTCCCAGTATTTAACATTGCTGATATTATTGTAATCCAATGGCGCTACATGACCTGGATTAGCCGAATTAGCCGTGCCAGTGACAAGTTCCCACTGCATGGACGTCCGATAGCCGCCTTCCAAGATCATCAACTGCGCAATGGATTTAGGCAGAAGTTTCTGTGTCGCTACCTGATCCAGTGATGGAGAAGCCGTGGCAGCTTTCAGCGCCACGATGTCATCGTAGTAACGCCACGTGACCTGCGGTACTACCGTCGGTGTCGGATATACCCAGCCAAGTTCATCCTGACATTCATCGGTTAAGGTTGATACTGTGCCTCCGCTCCACGGCTGCGTCTCGCACCAGTACACGTTGCGCTTGCAAAAGTTGTATCGAAGCTTTTGCCCTTCAGATGCGAGAGTGTCCACTTCAAGTTGTAAAGCGTCATTAGCCTTTTGTTCAGCCCTTTGGGATAACAACGCTTTAACTTGAAAATCTTGGTTGCCGCCCTGATCAAATTCAAATAGAGAATCTGCAAACGCAGATTCCGCCACATACTCAAACCATTTCTGCAAGAACGGAACTCTTCGCCAGAAATCTGTATCAGCAGGCAAAGCCGCAGTTGTCGTCAACGCTTGGAAACATTCGCCTATAGTCGGGTCAAATACAATTTCCCCGCGCGAATAGAGCCTGCCTACCACATAGGGAACGATCGTATACTCAGGCACCGGCATCTTGTATGTGATGAACACCGTTGGCCCAGTGGGATTGCATACGTCGATCCCCTTCTCACTGGGATGAAAACAAAGCAGCCCAGAATCAGAGCATTTGTTCAGACGCGGATTCTGCGAGTACACGCCGACCGCCATCCCAATCTCTCGACGGCAAACCTGGGCATATTCGATATAAGTATCAATTGGCGTGTCCATTACCTCCCAATACGTCGTATCAGTGGGAAGACCGCCGATCGGAGGATCAGCCGCAGCACTTGCCAGCACTCGGTAGTACGTTGTGTTCGGAATATAGAACACCTCATCTGGAGTACCGTCCACCATGTTCGATCGCAAGAATTGACGACTATCATTCCAGACTTGTCTGAATGCTCGTTCTTCGGTTAATTCCCACTCAGGCCACGGCCAGACATTACAGATCGTTCGTACCCTGTCATTAACAGGCTCAAGAATCGCGCGAGCCATGTCTGGCGGTATTTCCTTGAGCGGATTACGACCGTGCTTGCGAACTATCCGGTTAAACACCCGCTGGAACGTTACTGTGCGCATACTGCCTCCTCGGTTAATAGAGCTTTCTCACAGCGCCACGTAGCGTCGTAAAGCGCCCCATGCCATCCCCTGATCCACGGTCCCCCAAGCGTAAAGTGCCAAATGCCTTCAGGATTCGGCATGCCTTTGGTCACGTTGATCAGCCAGTTCCATTTAACGGGCAATTCTCCTATGACCTCATCAGATAGCCATTTAAACGCGTGTAAATCCCGACCAGGCCATCCGTTGAGCCTTTGAAGGGTCAGAGTAGCGTGATCAGGGTGCGAGCAGTTGTAGAGGATCACAGAACTCCAGTTCTTCCGTGCGTAGTATGTCTGAACCTGGCCGTCCATCTTTAGCGATGGAGCGCCAAGTGACAAGGACGGCAAAGCCAAACAATCTGCAAGGGCTTGTCGTAATCGGGATGGTGCATTTGGGAGTTCTTCTCCCCACACTTTTCGCACGGCCTCCTCTCGATCTTGCCCCGTTTTAGATAGGAGTTCGCATAGCTCCTGCAAATGCTTTTTTTCCTGCGATGTGGAGGAATCGGTCGCCCACGGCTCCAATTTCTTCTCCAAGCGTTGTAGCAACTGCTGCAGTAGGACTGGCTCGGCCTCGGCTCTGCGCCACATTTCGCGCATTTCCTCAGTGTGTGGTGTCGAAGGCGCCCAGCTGGCATGTCTATGCTTACACACCATAACTGCAAATCTGTCATCTGCCAAATCGAAAAGATTTTGAATATCTTCCCAGCAGAGGATGTCACAGTCGCAAAAGAGCGCCCAACCTTGCTCTTGGAGGAATGGGACACAGAAACGACTAACCGCGAACTCGGTGGACATCGGTGCCCGGCTAATTGGACACCAGAGTTGCCCGTCCCGATGCTCGATGGGTCGACGCAAAATGCCTCTCAGATGATCAAGTTTGAGTGGGATAATTTTTAGGGGAATGGAAGTCCTGCGCAGGATAGAGGCTCGTGCGACTTCGTAGGCTTCCTGCTCTCTGCTATCCCAGCCCATGTAAATCGTGTTCATGCAGCCTTTGCGATCTCCCTTTTAACGCCTCCGATTACGCATAAGGTGGGGCTGTGTAACTGCATTTCGCAGTAGGCAAGGTCAAAGTAGCGGGAAAGCTTATTCCGCCACCACTCTTTGTTCTCCTGTATCAAATGAGTGTTCCGACCGTCAGGCAGCGTTTTGCCAGCCGCACCCGTATGTATCGTGAAAAAAATGGAGAACCTGACTACCCTGCGCAAGTCCTCCAAGGTCGCTTCTAAGAGTTCCGGCTCAACGTGTTCCAGTACGTCCGTGCAGACCACAAGATCGGCTGGCTGCGGGACACCGTCCTTTCCTGGGATTGCTGGGTCATATTCCCAGATAGGAAAATCCAGGGCTTTAGCCAAAGCTCCTTTTCCGCAGCCGTAGTCCAACACTGTTCGGACGCTATCCGACTGAGCCATTTTACGTATAACCTTAGCATATCTATCTCCGTGTCCTCCATAATGCATGTTCTCCTCGTGCAGTTGTTTATTGAGTTGCGCATACTGCGCGCTGATGGTCACGGGGAGAGAGGTCGCTATCGTGATCCCGCCGTGTTCCAAAATCCATTGTTTACGTTTCTCTATCTCTTTGGGGTCAGCCATCTTTTTGATCGCCAACGCCTGAAGTAACCCGTCACCGTGGAGGGTAGTCTGTACATCCGAGAGTAGCATGGTTTCTTTGAAAAATTGTCGAGCACATTCAATAAACACATCTGACGAATAAAACCTGCGCTTGCCGACTTTGACGATTCTGTGACCTTTGGGCTTTGGTTCATTGGGGTGATAATTAACGTGGAACTTTCTTTTCTCTGCGCTACAGTCCATACCGAAAATATGGACATCATGAAAACCCAAGAGCCTAGCCATGACCATCGCCCGGAGTCCAACGTTACAACCCCCGGTGAGGCACCAGTGCCCCCGTGGGAACTTGTGGAGGTTGGGGTCGGAGACGTGCCAGAGGAACACCTGCTTTCCGTTGAGATTGCGAAAGACATCGGGGTGACAATTAGAAGCAATAAGATATTTGACGTCCTCGCGTGGTACGCGCGTGAAAACCGCCTTGTGGGGGCGCGGGTCTGTCTCCATGTGATAGGTCGGCACGATACCATGATTGATGAGGTAATCGTGCGCCCCTGAACAGGTTAGGATCGTCTTGAACGATTTGACGTCCTGCCACGTGTCTTTCAGACTCGGACCGCTACAGACAATCGCTATCGGATGATCTCGGCGCTCGTCCGGCTTGGCCACCGGAACTGGCGGTAACCCAAGGCTGCACGCGTGGCGTACATGCGCGTCGTGCGTGCTCGAATCAACACAATATTTCGTGGTAATCTGTACGTCACAGATGTTCTCCTTATTGAAGTTAAGGATTGTAGAATTCAAGGTCCAAATAGCTGAAGCAAATTGCACGTGAGTTGATACCCGGTCACGCCTGGAAGCTCAATCCGTAAATGCAGCGTGCATTCGGGCTGATCAAATGCGAATTCTTGTGTTGTAGCGCCCTCAGATACAGCAACAATTTCGCCTAATTTAACCTGATCTCCTGAACTCGAAAACTTAGCGAATATTCCTAGTTCAGGAACTTCGGTTAATCCTTCTAGAGCAGAAAACGATATTGAATCCGCTACTATCCAGCCAGCCCCACCGGACCATTTTAACTCTACGTCCCAAGACGATGTGAATCCGTCAACGCTAATAATATGCAATGACTTAATTAGTACTTCTTTTTTCATTTAATTTTTGTTTTATCTTCTATTTCTTACTCAGTTCTAAACACCTCCACATAAGCGCCTCGTAAAACCACGACACCAGAATTTGCGGCTCCGCTGATATTGGGACCAATCAAGAATTTGATCGAGCCATTAGCACTGGGATTTATTATCCCCCATGCCCCAGCCATAAGGGTTACACCAGTGGCAGTGATAGACGTGGCACTCATTTTTGTTCCCGGTCCTGCCGGACTCGGACAACCTAGAATAACGTTCGCTCCTCCAGCGAAGCCGGCTACGCCCGGTCCAGGAATGGCATAAGTAACGGCGAATCTATTAACCGTGGGGCCAAGCACAGCAACAACAATTCCCGCTGGGGATAATGCAGTAAATGGTATCTGAAACTGGAATTCGTAAGTCTGCCCAGAGGTAAGAGCAATAGAGACACCGCTCACCGTTATTCCCGTCGAAACCGTGATGCTGGCCTGATTCGCTGTATTGAACGCCCTTCGAGCCTTGGATGATATTAAGTCGAGGCTAACCACATTCCTCAGTGATGCCTCGTTGGAAACTGATGCTTCGATTATTGAAACTAGATTCGCGCTTGCGCTGGCCAACAACGACCCAAGCTCATTCGATACGCTAACTACCCGCTGGGATACAGTGTTCGCATGTCCATCTGCCGATGTGGCAGCAGCGGAGGCGATCTGAACAAGCGATGCTAGTTCCGCTGAAATGGAAACTGCTCTTGCCGAAACGGTGTTTGCATGGCCATCCGCGCTAGTCGCAGCAGCCGAAGCAATTTGAACCAATGAACCTAGTTCTGCAGAAACCGATACCACACGCGCTGAAACCACGTCTATTGCTGACTTAGCTTGCGCGCTTACCGCAGAGAGTTCGGTACTGGTTACGCTCCCTCCACCGCCACCGCCAGCAGCACTAATCCTATTCGAGAGGGCATCTACAACGCTCTGTAAGCCCCGTGTAGACACGTTTCCGGTCGATCTGGCTGATACCGCGCTAATGCCAGCCAGAACGCTTGTAGCGGCTGCTGAAGCGGCTGCAGCGTGTGCGTCGGCACTGGTCGCAGCCGCAGACGCAACCTGAACCAGTGAAGCAAGTTCCGCACTGATAGAAGTCATTCGTGCAGAATTGGTTTCTATGGAGGTCTCAATCGCTGACGACCAAGCGGACAATGCGTTGATGATAGTCTGAAGCCCTATGTACGGGCCGCCTTGCCCAATCGGATTAGCTGAAACGGCATTAAGACGTGAATCCACGCTAGTTGCCGCTGCCGAAGCTATTGAAGCGTGATTATTGGCGGAAGTGGCCGCAGCGGAGGCGATCTGAACAAGTGAAGCCAGTTCGGCACTAACGCTCACCACCCGCTGCGACACCACGTTTCTTGCACTGGCAGCCTGCGCGCTCACGGCGGCATCGCCGGCAGACACCTCAGTGCTCGTAACACTACCGCCGCCTCCTGCTCCAGAAGCGGTGTCGATCCTCGCCGATAGCCTATGCTCTACCGAAGCAAGGAGCGACACTAATTCTGCGCTGACACTGACTATCCTCGCGCTGACCGTGTTGGCGTGAGCGTCCACGCTTGCCAGATCGGCGGATACAATGCTCGCCGGAGAAGTGACCTGAACCCCTACATAAAGCTGACGACCTGCCGAATCAACCGCCACCGGACGCACCTTGCCAGTGGGGTCAATCCCGCACTGCATCCGGGTATTGGGCTTACTATCAGCCATCGCGTTTCGGGAATATCTTCGGGTTACCCTCTCGCACGCTACCGATGAAATCTTTGTCGTTCCATGTGGTGCCGTGCATCTTGGGCATCTGCGCTGCGTAATACGGAGCCAAGGATGCCGTCAACCGCAGCGAACCTTTGTTCCACGTGGAACCATTGACCTGTGCGTTGAGCTTTTTTTGCTCACGTTCAGCCTGCATCGCCTGCCGAATGGCTGTCTCGCGCATCCAAGTACGCATCCACCTCAAAAGGGGACGATCTGAAGTCTTTAGAAGATGCTGCGCCATCGGATCCATATTCTTGATTTGCCCGTGGACTTCCAAATTCCTAAACGCTTCATCAACGATCAACGCCTCTATGGTCATAACGGAAAAATAATCTGGCCGATGTGGCCGACCAAACACTTGGTATCCAGATATACCTTGTATCCAAGTTCTGCAGCTCTGTGGCAAAACCACCAGTCCTCACTCAGCCAACGTCCGCTCTTTTGATGGATTCCAACTGGCCAAAAGTCCCACTCGATCCTCCGCGTAGCGTCGTCCCGGTACGTGATCTCTTTGCCCAAGACCTCACGCATCTTCTCAAATACCTCTCTGGCTATTAGCGAAAACCCAAACCCGACGTACATCACCTGCATAACCCCGTTACTGTCCGTCACATCTTCGGGCTTAACGTCCGGCAACGCATTGCACACAATCTGTCGTTCCAACTGCTTTTTATAATAAGAACCACCAATAATCGGAACATCATGCGACAAGATCCGATCAATGTTCTCCTCGTTGAATACGATGTCGCAGTCCAAGCGGAACATGTGCGTGCAGTCCGTATCCAAGAAATCACGGCTCAGCTGGTTGACCGCCCTACCCATGTACGGACAGCCTATTACAAAGCCAGTCTGATAACCCCTTTTAATTAAGGCGGATATACAGGTTGCCGAAATCATCGGGGCATCCCTGTAGCACGGCACAGCAACGAACGGCTTCATTCGTTCTTCCGTTTCAATCTCGTCGGCTGACGCCCCCTATCCACTCAAGCTCCCAGTCCCATATCTATGCTCGGGAGCGCCAGCCTCAGAGAAGTTTGCTTCTTAGGTATATCCCGTACCGAACGGAGCAGCTTTCTCTGCTGATTGGTCCGCTGCTCGCTCAATATCGAGAAGTATGTAGAACTTCCCTTTATTGAGGTTCGATATGGATTTAGCCGCCATTGAGCCAATCGTGATCTGCAGTTGACCAGCCGCAGTGTAAATGTAGTTGGCCGATGCTCCAGGCAGCACGTCAATAACCTCGGTTCCGTTTATGTTACCTTCCGAAGCGTTAATAAAACGCGTCGCACTCCCTGCGTCACCAAGGCTTATCGCTGTAGCGTTAAATGCCGCATCCGCCGTATTCTCAAACGGCGTAGTAAGGTGGAGTTCCACCCTGCGGACAATGTCACTTGCCTTAGTCGCTGGCAGCCCAATCCAGCCAGACGGTGAACCCGCTGCCGCAAATACCTGTGCAGTATTATTGGCAATACCGGCTGGGATGTCCAAATAGCTGAAATCAATGCGATGAGTAAACCCATACGCAGCTTTTTCTTCGTTGCTTAAGCTTGATACTCTACCCATAATAATTGTTCTCCTTTCTTAAGCTGCCGCTACGTTAGGATCGACTTTGCAGTGCGCTTGTGGGTCGCCCCATTGCGGTCCAAGAATCGACTGAATAAGTCCACGCGGACCCGCGCCTTTGTCCTCCAACTGACCATGGGTCAGGAAGAGACCGCTCGGACGCAAGTACATGTAGTTCATATCGAGGAAATATCCACGACCCGACAACGCCCCAGCCGCTGTACGCGGTGCCCACGAGATCATACTCAGATCAATCGGTCCGAAGTCCGACTCGTAGATATCACTCCCGTAGTCGATCCAATTCGGACTTGAATAATCCATATTATATCTCTGGGTCACGGACGTGTAGTTAGTCATCGTCTTGATGTAGCGCTCCATCTTCGTGAAATGCCGCTTGAGCAGCGGATCCACGAAGCCACTGAGCATTCCGTTTGTGCCAAACAGATCGTACCGATTCTGCAGCATCGCGCTGAAGGTATCGGCATCGAACGTCAGAACGGCGCTCGTTGTCAATGCGCCCACGTAGATTTGCGCCGTGGGCGTCCTGAACGCGGTCGGCACAGCGGTCTGCGTATCCCCGAAGGTCAACGCGCTACCCGCTACCCCAACGCTTGTGGCGTCGTTCACGAATCGGCCAAGGCCCATAAACTCGCGGCCATTAAGCCCGTCATCATCCCGACTGTCTGAGTCGGAAAGCAAACGCTGTTCAACGTCACGCTTCTGTTCCTCGGTCTTTTTCAGAACCTGTTTGTTGTATTTGCCAAAGTCCGCAGGCGCACGGTTAATCGTGTTCGCCTCGACTGTTACGTGCGGTCTCCGCCAGAACTTCTGGGTTCGACCGTACAATTGATATTGTTTGTCGGTCTCAAAATCGTCTGCATCCTTGTTCTCCGGTACGCCTGAGGTCATGCGACCATCGTAACGTTCCAAAGCCCAAGAGAAAAATTTAACGTTCCCAAGATCCTCGCCGCGTTTCAGCTTGCTTGTAAAAGGCGTCTGACGCTCGTCGATGTTGATAAAGAGATTGCTTAAATCTTCGCGGACGACCTGATCCACGGTGGTTACACCGGTCATTAATATTTATCCTTCCTTATTTCTATGCCGCCACATCTCCGACAAAATGAATTTGTTGTTGACCATCTAACTCATGCGGAAACTTCGACTTTTTGCGTGAATTACACGCCCGATGAACTACCTGAAGGTTTCCGATGTGTCCCGTCCCACCCTTAGAGAGCGGGATAATATGGTCGATTGTCCTGTCCCCTTGTCGCATATTCCTACGACATATGGAACATCGCATCTTTGGAAGCGATTCGATTATTTGAGCTAATGCATTTGCGCTTATAGAATCGCATTGTTCCACGCGTCGCTCGCGCTCTCTACGAAGTTGTTTAAACATTCGACAGATAGTTGAGTTACGTTTCTTCCATGCTCTCTGCTTCGCTCGCATTTTATCAGCGTTCCAGACATAGTACGATTTCTCGTACGCTCTACGCTTATCAAGATTAGCCATGCGCCAAGAATTATTCCTAGCGCGTTGCCTTTCAGGATAGCGAAACCGATACGCCTTTTGGGCTCGTGATAACTGAAGTCGCCTTTTAACAGTCAACTTATGACACACCCATTGGGTGTTTGATTAGATCGTTAAAGAAATGTCTTGCCTTGTTTCGTGGCTACCCAGCCACAGGCTCAACCCGCTTAACCTGGCCTTTCTGAGAGCGCAATGCGTTGATGTAGTCTAAAGCTGCCTCTTCGCTATGCGTTGTGTTCTTGTTTTTCAAGAAGTTTTCCTCAGCTTTTGCCAGTTCCGCACCCGATTTGCGTTCCACGATTGTTCGGGTTCTTGGCGCCGTTGGAGCAAGTTTTGTCTTGGAAGCTTCTGCCAGTTTTCTGACAGCGTCTTCCTTGGTCGATTTACCGTTTGCGCCCTCTTTCGCCTCGGACTCAGCTTTCCTGCGCAGATACCCGTAGAGCGCGTTGGCAGCCCAGAATTTGACTTCTGGATCGCTCATCGCACGCCCACTTAATACCTGTTCAGTAAGCTGATTCACGCCCTTGGTGAAGTCGTGATTCGGATCGGACAGATCCGGATACCACGCTGCAGCATCGGCATCTACTTGCTGACGCTTGGCTAGGTACGCCCGACGCTTTGGGATGTCTTGGTTGATAGCCCACTCAGCCCTCGCCTGAAGAATTCTGACTTGTTCTGGACTAAACTCCTGATACTGCGGTCTGCCGTCTTCACCCTTACCAGTAACGATCGGTATCATCCCGTCATCGTTTACCTTGTCCCGGTCGATCTCGACAATCTGCTTATAGGATTTTTCCAGTCGCGCCAGACTCGCTTCGTCCTGAATGTCTATTAACGGATTTTCAGGCGTAGGCGTCGGCGCTAGTTGCTGCTGAACCGTGCGTTCCAACTCCGCTATCCGATCCTCGCGTTTGGCTATCTCAGCCTCTGCGCGATCAGCGCGTTCATTAGCTCGCCGTTTCTTGGCTCGTTCGTCCAGTACATCACGTAGCGGTACGAGCTTTTCTTCAGCCGCTGGTTTTTGTTCTTCAGCTTCGGTTTCTTCTTCTTCCTCGGTTTCCTCTGTATTTGGCTCGGTTTCAGGCTTTTCCCCGGGCTTTGCTTCAGGTTCCGCTTCCGGCTGCTCCTCAGCCGATTGTGATTCCTTAGCTGGCGGCTCCGCCGCTTCTGCCTTTGGTAACATGCCTTCTTCCCTAGCCATCTGTATCAGGGATTGCTCGAAAGAGAGCGTTTCTTGCTCTACTGCACCCTTTTCAGGTGCGGCTTCCGGGGACTCGATCCCGGTATCGGCACTCAGTGCTTTATCCACGCGAGAATCCTCCCACATGAGTTTGCACGGATTGATTTAACACTCGCCGCTGGCGAGCTATCTGGTTCACTCCGTGTAAGACCACGGATTAACTTTTTACATCAGGAGATTTTGATGTGCAAGGAATTTTTTTATTCAGGAATTTTATCTTTGATCTTGTCAATGATGGCTTCCATCTTGGAACTATAAAAAGAATCAAATGCGCCTTCTTTCTTCGATTTGCTCCACAACACGAATAAAACCGCCCGTAATCTCGCACACTTGCTTTTAGGCGTAAGTTCAGTCTCAACCTTATCCAATCCTTCCACCGCAACATCTATAGGCTCCAACATCACCCGCACGTTCCGTCCATGCAGCCCCAAGACTGTAGCACGCTGCTCAAGTGTCAATTCTGGCGTGATGATCGCGAACCGAACAGCCCCATCGACGCGACTGGTCACTGTGCCTACCTCAGCGTGCTTGATGTCGATCGCTTTCAAATCTTCTTAGCCGCCTGATAAAAATCTTCAACCGACGGTTCTTCTTTCCAGGCGTGTCCTAGCCACGCGGCGACCTCGCGCATTAGTTCCTTACTCTTTCTTTTAACCTCTTCAGGACTACCGTAGACCGTTCTGTGAAACTTGAGTTCCAGATCCCACCGTCTCCCCATACCAATATCGGGATACTCGATGATCTCTATTTCGTTCATAGTCCCATCTCCCGCATGTCGTCCACGACTTCGATAAAACTACGAATTACCCGTACCCTCCATGAATTTGGCCTTGTCTGCATCCGATCCAAGACCGAACGCTGATCCCGACTTGTCGTCCCGCTTCCAAATTTCACCTCGTACGCACACGCCATCGGAAATCCATTCGAAACGACCGCAAATGTAATATCCGGCCAACCCTTTGTAGCCGCGCTTCTTTTGTCTGTTCTGTGCCATAACACCTCGATTCCTCTGGACCTCAAGTACTGAACAATCTGCCCCTGCAGCTGTCGCTCACTTTTGGCCACCATCTTTTTCATCCGTTCCTCGTACGTCTCTACGCCTAATCGCTTACGATCAGCCGCAGACAAGAGACGAACAAACTTGTCCGGTATAAACCTTCTGTCCATCTATCCTATGACCGTTTTTTGCTTGCATCTGTTCAATCTTTAGCGAACGATTCACTTTGTATGAGCAACAAAACTGCAGATAAAAAGGAAGCAAAAGAAGAATTAGCTGAGTCAAAGCCCGGCGCAATACCTGCTCCGGCAGCAACTCACATGGAGATCAAAGGCGCGGAGTTCAGTGGTAAAAATCCTACTCGCCTGTTTCAGACTGGACCGTTTGAGAAAACCTGGTTAAACAAAGCAGAGGCTACCGAAAAAGGTTTTTACTGGAAAGATTAAAGGGACCTGGGAAAAATCCCTTTCTCCGCTAGAGCTATATCGCGCTCTAGCAGTATCCGCTTTTTCTCAACCATTCTCGGACTTGGAGCAATCCTCCATAACCGAACTCCACCCACCGTCGCCTCAAGCAGCGTGCGACCATCGTCAAGTTTACTCTCGATTACCATTGTCTCCCGTTTTCTTTGCTAGTTCTGCAATGAGGGCAGTGAACGCCTCGTAAACGTTCAGGCCGCCCGCCATTGCAAGGGTGTTCCCCGTAGAAGCAGCCTGAGACGCATTCAACGCATTCTGCTCGCGTAGATCGTTTAGCTCCTGTACAAGCGCCCTATACCAAAATGTCTTACTCTGACCGGCAAATGCTTCTTTAATCTGATCGTCGCTTAAACGCATGCCATGGTTAAGCACGATCACGGGCTTCTCAAGCTTTAGGAAGGTCATTCTCGTGATTCTCTACGAATATCTTCCTTACTAGATTCAGCCTCTTTTGTCAGCCAAGTCGATATTTGCCCTAATCGCGCAAACCAATTGCCAGTACCAAAATTCACGTTTACCGTTCCAATATCATGCGTCTCGTAACGAGTAGCGAATATCTGAACAGTATCAAAATGCTCCCCTAGACATTCGCAAGCCTCACGCAATCGAGCCAAGTCTGGATGCTCCCCTTCCACTTATGTTTGAGCGTTTGTCAGTTGCGGTGCGCCACCAGTGAACGGCTGCGTGCTTAAAGCGCGACCAATCTGCGGGTTCACCTGATATTGCTGGATCTGGTTTTGAAAAAATTCTACACGATCCTGAGCAATCTTTTGCTTCATCTGATCTTGTTGCAATATCGCAGCCACATTAGGCTGCGTCATGATCTCTTGCCCAATCGTTTGGAGCCTCAACTGGTTATTCGCCATCATCGGTTTTTGCGGTACTAACCCAGAAAGAATCTGACCCCAAGCCGCGTATTCATCGTCTTTCTCTTTCTTCATCGCGGTGGGACTCATCTGATCTTCAGTCAGCATATCTGCCAAATCGGTGTCAACGACATTCGCAGCGGCGTTAAACACTATTCCGCCAGCGTCCTTAAACGGAAGCAGTTGAGCCAGCATTTCTAGCTTCGATTTAGCGACTTCCTTGTCGATCAACGTCATATCCACGGTAGCAGATACAGTAGCCTGCATCTGAATCTGAGCGCGCGTATAACCCCAGTCCTGACTTCCTGTGACCTGCTGTACATCTTCCTGAGTCCAGTACTGCTGTCCCAGCTGCATCGTCTGCTCCAAAGCAAGCTCAAGCTCTCCAAGGATGTCTGTACCTAACTGTTGCCAGTAAAGCTGTTTCATGTTGGGATCAACAGCTTCACCTGCCGTAGGATAGCGTCTGTCCAAACGCATCTGCACGAACTGCATCACAAGCACTGGCGTTTGATCCATCGGCGGCAAGGGCGGGAACTGAATCGCTTCCGGTCGCATCGAAGTCATTATAGACCGTGGACCATAGTTTTGAGATACCGCCTGCGCCCTCAGTGTTGGAACGATCATTGGCGGTTGATGAATCAAGTCAGTGCGATCATTTAGACCGTCCTGCTGGCGTTTAACGTCGTTTTCATCTGTGTACGCCTCCTCCGCTATCCCCGTCGAAGAAAGAAGCGGCCTGAACGTCTTAGAACGCCGTAGCGCTACGAAGGGATACAGCTGATGATCATATTCATCCTTGCGATGGACTGCATACAGCGGCTTGCCATTTAAGCCCTTATTGACCGCCACACACAGGATGGTCTTGTAAAGGCAGGGAACATCATTGTCCAAGTAACGGGAACGAAAATGAAAGAGTTCAACGAGGTCTCTGTCACTACCCAAAGCCGTAAGCTGATTGGTGTTGTACGGCACAATCCCCGAGAACACGCCTTTATGCTCCAAGGCTTCAGCGACAAAATCATCGTCGTATCCGTCCGTCACGATGCGGTCGGTTAGCTCGGTTTCACTGACTAGTTCCCTGCGCGCAACCCAGCGAGCCTGTTGAATATCAGAGGTTTCTGAGGGGAACCAAAGATCGACAAACGGCCTGAGCGCGGTCCACTTGGGTTTGTTCACCCGGAACGACGCGATCGGTATCTGCGAGGCACCAGTGTTCCGAAGTTCAGTCAGAATCTTACGTCCCTCGCCCTTTGGCAGAACGGGTGAGATAGCCTGCAAAACAGTGATCAAATCATCGTCAAACGCCCTGTCCGGATCCATGATCTGCTGGCTGATGTCCGGTAGCCCGAGTTGTTGAGTAAGCCGCACCAGCATGTCGAGCGAAATCGGCACATACGCCAGTTCACGCTGTTGTTCCCATTCTACCCCGATAAACGAAAGACCGTTACCCCAACGCCACGCAAACGCCAGGGGAAGCTCGTTCAGGAGTTCCCGTTTCATCTTGGTGTAAACCGTCCAGTTAAGCATCTGCTGAAGCACGTTGCTTTCACGAGCGCTTATGAACGGGCGGATGGATTTGGTCTGGACTTTAGCCGACCAGAACGCCTGCAGCGACAGTCGTACGTGTTCATCAACTAATGTTGAGACAATCCGTAACCGGCTGTCGGAATTTCCGCACCAAACAGCAATCCCATTCCGGCGTACGTATAACGTGTGGTGAGGCGGTACGTTCACGCAGGCAAATTCCTGCTCTGATTCTGTCTCAATAAGCCTGCATACTAGCTTATTTGTCTGCACCACCGTTTTACGATTTATTGATACCTCATAGACAGGCTGGCAGCTTAGGGCCAAAATCGATCTTCCACGGATTATTGTGTTGCGCGGAAACCTAATTCCAATCCTTGCGCGTTGACCTGTCTTTTGAGCCAAAATTTGAACTTGGTCTGCCAATCTCCTTGAAGTCGTATAGAAAATTCTGTGACCATTCGGTCTTTTGGAACCATCTCCAAGCAACAGCGTATCAAGCAGTTCCTCTAATAATTCAGAAGATAAGTTTAGTGCCGAATCAGGGATATATTTTTCTTTCGCTGTTCCCAATCGCTGAACCTGTTCTCTAAATTCACTTGGCAATGTTGAGCTTCGTATCCAGTACGTATTTCCAGAATAATTAAACGTGCATCCGGCTTCCTTTATATCATTCTCAAGTACTGAGCAGTGCGACTGTTTTTTCCGACTCTGCGCTATTCCGACAGTGTTGCCATTGTTTATCGACCCTTCAGACACGTACCATCCAAGTAATCGAGCATAGGAACGCGATGGAAGCCCGCAAATCTCTAGAGGCGACTCGCCATTCCACCGAGAAGTCAATGGTATTAAGCCAGAAACGTATCTTTCCGTGAAAGTCAGTGCTGGAACAAAATCTTGTTTTCCGCTCCGCTTGTGATTTATCAAAATTTTGTGATTAGGCGTTACAAAGAGATCGATGCTCTTGCCTTTCATCTCGACCGCAAACTTGGAAAAGTTACGGGTCTTTGCTACAACTGGACGATACTCAGCCATTCCGTCCTCCGAACGAGAGTACACCCCTTCTCCTTCCGCGACTTCAGAAATCTTACGCCAACCGTGCTCAGTTAAAACCTCTGTGTCCAAAGAGAAACAGCAACCGTTCCACGGAAATACCCTATCCACATCGGCATCGGACAAAGCCCATTTGCGACCGTCTATGGTTTGATTCGGCCATTCACATAGCCACCAACCTTTGCAGTTAAGCATCCGATGCATGTACGCAGATGCATCCACGTTGGCTTGCTCAATTTCCTCGACGATCTTCTGTAAATCAGGTTCCTTGGTGTCCCCCGATTCCAGGGATTCTTGCTCGTCGTAATCAGCCATTTACGTTCCAGTGAACTTCAAAATCGCTTCCGATAAAATCAACTATCTCCTGCATTGTCCGATGCCACTGATCTGGAACTATAGCGCCCCCAGACCACGCCCTGAGTAGATAACCTCCATCAGCTGCTTCAATAACTTCTAGATAAAGAGTTCTATCCATCAGAATGAAAAATCAGGGTTTTCCCCAATGGTGTACGGAATGTTCGGAAGCGCGTACCGGGTCCCAAAAGGATTGGGACGAAAAGTCTCTGGCGGGTTAGCTAACTCAAAAATACCTATCCGCCGTAAGGCTGATACCAACCTCTGGATCTCGTCCACATCGTAAATTTTCTTCTCACCGTAGTTACGTTTTCCTTGGTCACGCACTGGATCCATCACCATGCGATCCGTAACCCCCGGCGTCTGCTGATTCATTAGCATGTCGGGGGTTAGCTGGTAACCACCCTGACTTTCCCAATTCGCGCGTCCACCCATACCGCCCATTACATTATATCCCAAGTAATCTTCTAAAAACTTCCTCAATGTCGATACCCTGATTCTGCTGCTGTGTCTGTGGAATCAGCCCGCTACCCATGTCACCAGATGGCGTGACGTACGAGATATTCGGCGCGCTGAACTGCGGTATCGGACTTTGGGCCCCTGAAAGTCCACGTCCAAGAGAACTTAGTCCACTCCCAACCACGCCCACGTTCCGCTGCCAGCCACCTCCCCAGGCTGGATTGTAAGCGTTCCCGAAAGCATCCACGGGATACGTGCCGCCTCCCGGTGCTACGTCACTCGGAGGACTTGAATTAGAACCGCCGCCCACGCCGCCCATGGAATCTGATATTGATACAACTGAAATAATTGTGCAAGCAAAAAATTTAACGCGGGATTCCGCCACCAACGAAAACATTCAGCTTTTCATCCACGAAATTGACTCTACTAAGAAACGCGCCCCTGATAACATCTATCGGGTCTTTGCAGGCACCACGCTGGCCATCCTCTCCGGTCCAATGTTCCAGTGCCCAGATGGTATTAGGACAGGTTTCCACGACCTGTAGCTTAGGCTGATTAAGCCGACCAAGGTTCTTGCTCCATTTACCAATCTCGGTTTCAATATCATAGAAAAGCGCAGAATTGATCATATCGACGCTTCCATCTTTAGCTCCTAAAATCTTGGACTCAGCCACCATGCACAGGAAATCCATCCCTACTTCTGCACACTGTTCATGGAGAGTCGTAACCGTTTCGCGCTGAGTCTTTGGGTTCGTAGCGTATCGGGAGTCAATGTAGCGGGCAAAAATTTCTTCTGGTACGCCTTCACAAGTTTCCTTATCTTCGATCTCTTCTTTATAACGTTCGAGGCTGAATCCGAGAGTGTCTTGCCCCGGTCCTTTAACTCCGTCTGCTGCGGCACCTGAGACGGCCCACGGTCCAAGCATACCAATACCTTTGATATACGCTGCGGTCTGTCCATACGAAGGCCATTCGCGATAAATAGTCCACCAATCGCTCCGGGGACAGAATATCCATCCCATGAACCAGTTTCTACCGTCGCAAGGATCGACGAGATGGTATCGCACACCTTTTGGATGCTCCTCAACGATTCTATTAAATTGCTCCTCTGTAATGACGTGAGTTTTACGGTTGAACATCGGGAACGCGACCTTGTGCGCTTTTGTGCAGATTCCGTAGAGCCTGATTTTAATTGAGTCACGGTTATTTCCTTTCGCTTTTTCTTCCTGAATTATGCCTGCTGGATTACCAAATGGATTATCCTGGGTATGAAAAAAGATTATGCGAGCCATCGGATCAAGGCACTGCATGACCCGTGGAACGCGCTCATAGCCCGTTGTACGGCCCTTCTTGTCCAAGTAGGGTAAAAGTAGCGCCTCAGTGTCCTCAATCGTTTGAGCGCCTTCATAGAAGTGTCCAAAAGTCTCGTTCCAGCCGAACTCCGGTGTGAACGTGATCAGGAATATGCCGTTACGATTCGCAAGTCGGTAGGTCAACGATTCAACCCACGGAAGCGGGATTAGCTCATCTGCCCAAATACCGTCGAATTCACCCCCGGGCAACCCTTCCAAATCCATCGAGTAAAACTTGAAGTGGCATTCGCTCTTGTTCGGACATACAAACATATTCTTGGGAAACCCATCAGCGACGTTGTAACGTATGTCGATGAGGCTATCGCGCTCCAAGTTCTTCCACTGCGGAGGAAATTGTTCCCAGATCAGACGCATCTGATTCGCCCTACTCTGGGCCTCAGTACTATCACAACACCACCAGCGCGCCCCAGCCTTGGAAATTAACGCCTTATTGAGGTAGTTCGCTGCGTAGCGAGTTTTGGAACTATTGTGATGAATCACACCTCCAAGAATGTAATTATTATAGGCGGGAACAGAGAAATCCCATTTGACATCTGTTCCCACTGATTCTATGCTCGTTATATATGCCTCACTACAACGCGATTTGTTATCCGATAGATCAAATCCGAGCATGGATTCAGGAAGGTCAAACCCAAGAAATGATCGCTCGGAATCTAGCTTCGACTCTTGACCCGAGAATAACGCCGAAGTTGATCTATAAGGTCTGCAAGAAACACGATATAAAATGCCAGCGCACCGGCCCGCGATCCGGCGAAGGACATCCTGAATGGACTGGAGGCCGGATCGTAACCAAGCTGGGATACGTGAAGGTATTCTGTCCCAATCATCCAACGTGTCAGTCTGTAAATGATCGACGTGCCGCCAAAGCCAATGGCGGGTACTATCGAAAAGCGAAGTACGTGTGGGAACACCGACTTGTGATGGAAGATCTACTAGGCCGATTTCTGCATCCAAACGAAGTCGTGCATCATATAAACGGTCAGAGAAACGATAATCGTCCTGAAAACCTTCTCTTGTTCTCACATAACGCCCAGCATCTACAACATGAGCTAACCGGGAAATGTCCAAACTGGAGCGAGGCAGGAAAAGCGAAGTGCCTTGCCTCAACTGCGAAAGGTCGCGCCACCCTTGCGAAGTATAGACGCGATGGGATTCCGCTGCGCAAAAAGAAACGCCGTTGCTCAACCGAACCCTAAGCATTTTACCACGTCCCTTCTGAAAAGGCACTGATGCCTCAGCTACAACAACCTCTTTACCGTCCCATGAATAGACGTAAAAAGGTTCCGTGATTTCATCGACCCGGCGCTTGATTTTCGCTACTGGATCGTAGATTTCTGTATCACCGCGAAGGCACCGGTTCCCGCCAAAGATACAGATCTTGATTACACCTTTCGGAAACACTGCCCGGAGATCAGCTATGTTTCTGTCAACGGTTTCCCAGATTTTGGGTACGAATCCGTGAATGAGCGGGTTCTTGTCCGCTTCCTCAATCTGTCGTTTCCTTTCCTTAAGCGCCAGCGTAGCACTCTGGACATCGTATCGGGACAATAAACCCGAAGGTATAGGCCACCCAAGGTGGTCTTTACGGAAGTCGAGCAGTTCTTGGAGTTCATTCGTCATATCGGCAAACCTACCGTGATCGTACAACGTTGTTTAATCAGAGGGATATATTTTGGATTAAGCTCAATCAGGATTGCGGAGCGCCCAATCTCGATCGCCACCGCGCCAGTTGTCCCGCTGCCGGCGAAAGGATCAATCACAGTGCAGGGAATTGTCTCCGCTGTACAGGCGCATGATTCAGACCATCTGATTGTTTGTGGTGGATTTGCATTTAGCCATTTCTGATATTGTCCTCCGATGTTGCGGTGAACGCCCGCACTGCCAGTTCCGTAGCGGTCAAGCTCAGAATCGGCCACCCTCTCCCACGGACTCCCGCACTTGGCACAACAGCCTTTCGCGCTTGTGCCAGCCAAGATGCAAATCTTCGGCAGTTCCTCGGGGAACGTGGCGAAATGCGCTTCTGGATAGCTCGTTGGCGCCACCGTCCACACATCGCGCTTATTGCGCATCCCGGCCCATTGCTCCGACTTCTCCATGTGGCCCCAGCGATCATTGAAGCCATCGTGTCGCCGCGAGTGACCACGTTGCTTGTCCTTGTAGTTCGGCGACCGCTTGATTTTGCCATTGTTCTTGCCGCTATACAGCGACGCATCCTTGAACATGGTTCCATCAGCGTTCAGACGTCCGCGTCCAGCGCGATTCTCCCAATCCGCTTCGCTGGCAGGCTCTTTGATCGCTTCGGCGTCGTAGAAGTATTTTGGCTGCTTCGTCAGCAGAAAGATGTATTCGTGGCTTCGTGTCGGTCGATCACGCACGCTCTCCGGCATACAGTTCGCTTTCGCCCAGATCACATCGCTTCGCAGGTACCAGCCATCGGCCCGCAGAGCGAAGGCCACCATCCACGGGATTCCCACCAAGTCTTTGTTCTTATACACTCCGCATTTCGCAGCGGACTTTCTCAGTCCCCCGCGCGAAGCGGTCTGCGATTTATCCCACGTCTCACTGAAAGCCTCTGATGCAGCCAAGCGCACTGGAGAGTCAGTCCAATAGCTATCTCCGAGATTCAGCCACAACGTCCCATCCTTCCGCAGCACACGTTTAACCTCTCGGAATACCGCGACCATCTTTGCCATATATTCATCGGGCGTTTTCTCAAGTCCGATTTGCCCATTCACTCCGTAATCGCGAAGTCCCCAATATGGCGGACTGGTCACACAACATTGCACACTTTCAGCGGGCAGTTCATTGAGCTTCTCAAGCGCATCGCCGCAGATCACCCTAAGCTGCGACGTCATTCATCATCTCCTGTAGCATTCCTCACGTAACAGCGCAGTCTCTGTATCCGCCTAATCAGTGCGTCAGCCTCTTCGCTATGGCCCTTACCCATTTGTTCCAAAGTCGCGTAGAGCGCCATTTTACCGTGCAACGCCGTACGGTTGCGTTCAATCCCGCGACGCAGTTTCTCAGCTGTTTTCTTGCTCTTGGGCTGATGCGCTACCGCCATTAACCTTTTCCTTTAGCTTGTCAGAAAATTTCCCAAACCCTTCCGAAATCACGTTGTCATCGGACGCAGCATTGCACGAAATCGTGGCGTTGTGTTTCGTCATTAAGAACACCCGCAACATTTGACCATCGGAGCGGCTAATTCCAAGCCACCAGCAACCGCTATCCATTTGCTCCAAGTGGACATTTAGCACGCCCGAGCAGAAAATTTCATCAATCGTCTTGTCGGCATTCAGTCTGACCTCGAATGAGCCCCATTTTCTAACCAAGCGATCCAGCCAATTCGCAGACCGGCTATGCGATTTCCGAGGCAACGATTTGGGCGGCCTGCTCATGGCTGCGGTATAAACGCCGGTTGAACAGCCTGAATCTGCATCGGCGTAAACGTCGGCGTCTGAAATACCGGCACCGGCTGAACGCTGTGTGCCTGTATGTAATTGCCGCCGCTCTGCAAACCCGCCCCAATGCTCGCCAGTGCCATGCGCTGTTCAAACGTCAGCGGTTGCGGATTTGTGCAGCCCGAAAAACACATCACTAAAATTACGATAATCATCCCAATAACGACGTCAATCGCGCATAACAGCAGAAACCTTATCTCTTCTATCATGTCTTTCATATCAAACACATCCGACAACCAAATCCTCAGTCCCGTTCAAAAAAAGTCTGCCCCGTATCGTGGGGCTGACGGGACCTGTACGGGAGTCACCCCGCTTGCCACTCATCCCGGTGCCTCAGACTGGCGGTCGACTAGCCGCCGACCTATTCAACGTGTCGCGCCACCTGTTCATGGCAAAATTCTCTTGCAGCGGCTCACGAAATTCATTACGCAACTGGCTCGCCCAAACATTCATGAACAAAGCAGACAGTCAACTACGCCGCTCCGTTCAGATAAAAAGTTCGCCCTCTTTTCGCCCCCAAGGATATTTCTTCCATAAAGAAAAAAAAGAGCCGCCAAGGAATCAACTTGACGGCTCAAATCACATCTGCGATTATCCTAAAACGCAACAACATGGTAATGCTAAACGATAAACCCCGAAAAGTCAAACTCAATCGCGACAAACGTTTCCGCGCCCCTGTCAAACGCAGAAAAATCATCGCCGCCATCGCAACAAAACTCGGCTGGCGCTCACGCGGAAATAACGGCTACTTCCTCTTCCGCGATCATTCCAAAATTACCACCGACGAAACCGGACACCTCTTCTCCACCGGCGGTAAAGCCACTAAAGCTTTCTTCAAATATCAGGTGTTTAACATTCCGCTAAAACGCAACAATCCCTCGAATCAGGGTTCTTGCGCTCGGCCTGGGCACTCTGTAGCCCAAGACCAGCCTACGGAAGCGTAGTGAGGCGCTAGACGCGCGTTTTACCGTCTGTTGGATAAACCTCCAACGGGTTAGGGCTCGCCATATACTCCCGTCGGCGTAGCCGACCCAGCCCCACACATCATAAATTTCCCTCACACCAACAGGTACGCATACGTTTGGCGCGAGGGCTAAGCGTGACCCCCGCCCCCCGGTACTTAGGTACATGGCACGCACTAGGAGGACGGTCTTGAAGCATGAAAGAAAGATTTAAGCGTACACGGTACGCTTAGTGCGAGTACACCCACAGTACAAGTGTGTCAGCGTGCGTCAATTAGCTGACATGTAAAGCCGATTTTATATGAGGTAGCGTTGTCTGATATTACTACCTTTGTATCCGAACGTTACATAGGCGTCCCGGAATCGGGTTTAAATATCAAACTCAGCTTATCATGAATCGCTTTACGCTCTGCTATCTCTTCAGCGGTGGGCAACGGAATGTTCACTTGCACACCGACATTGACGCCCTGGGTGCGTTCAGCGGTCCAACCGTGGACCACGTCACCGGTCCTGGCTGCGTTTAAGACGGCAATTGATTTGTCCTTGCCCAAAAGCTCGGCGCCACTACTAGACGCTGCCTCGTGACTCGCTTTTAATGCTGCTGCTGACAAAAATAAGCGCGTATCACTGCCGTTTTCCCTGATCACAGCATCCATTGCTTCGTGTGCAACGGTGACTGCTTGGTGACGAAGATGTTTACGGTAATAATCGCGGACAGGCTTGAAGCAATCTGGGACTGGCCAATTATAGCGGGAGGACCATTTGCGGACGCGATCTTCCGGGAGTCCGAGTTTACGGGCAGTAGCGCGTGGTCCGATGACTTGGGACCAGGAACGAGCGAGTTCTAGTAATGCTTCTCGACGGTCACTCAATGTTTGGATTAGTACACAAGAAAGCCCGAGTTTGCAAGTCCACGGGCTTAAATGTTTTGGAGTTTTTAAGTTTAATTATGGAGGCGCATTGGCATTAGGACACCGAACCCTGGATCAATGGCGCCTTGTTGGCTTGTGAGGGTGATTGGAGTCAGCGAACAAATCTGGGATTGGTTCAATATTTTAATTTTGAACGCAACGCGGGTTTGAGAAACTAATACTGTATGAACACACGCGCGAGCCAGAATTGCGATTTAGTTGAGATAGCACAAAAATCTGGCTGGAAAACCGTGTCGGATGAAATTGGGGAGTACGATTACCAACACTATATCGACTACCTGGTCATCAACAGCCGCGAACACATTTGCGACTTAATTGATGCCGCGACACGGTTCGAAGATAGAGCTAAGCGCGCTGAGTCACAGCGCGACGAATTACTGGCGGCTGCACAAGCAGCCCACGCAGCGTTATCGCAACCCGTGCAATTTACGCATAGCCTCGATGGTGCTCCAATCTTGCGTGGCGATGCACAAACCGCGCGCGGTCTTCTCATGGAAGCAATTTCCAAAGCAGAAAGTCAGGGATGATGAAAGGCCGTAAGAATCCCGACAACGACTGGAGTCCCGAGCTCGGACTAGCAATACTACGGGCTCGGGCTCCTGTTTATGCGGCGCTAGGATACGATGTGAACGGGCTTGAGATCATCGCCGCGTTTCAAGGAGTAAGTCGCTCCCGCGCGCAACAACAAGTTGATCAGATCCTACGCAAACTGAGGGTGCGGTTGCATTGGCCGCTAAAAAAGCTCGGCCTTGAATTGCACGAAGCGCTCCAATTAATAAACGGCAATGGCGCTTAACCAATACGAAGTCAATCTAGAGTTGCAAGAGCTTGCAGGGCAGTGGCGCGAACTTCCCAAGGAACCCGTAGTACGCATTGAAAAGGTTTTCCGGCTTCCGGTAGCGGCTCTGCGGTTAAACGAAGATATACGAGCTTTAGAACGCATAATTGAAGAATTAGGGACGCTGGATATCGGCAATATCACGCAAAATTCGGCGGACGGCGTGAATATTCTGAGAATGATGCAAAGCATGACGCGATTGTGTCACAAGTACGCAGTTGACAAGCTCAAGAGAGAACACTTGCGATGATCGAGTGGCAGGCTCCATTGGCCGAACCAATCGCGGATCTAATTAAGCTCGCAACCGAAGATTTACCCGGCTGGCCAATGCCACAGCGCGAAGCGCAGATGGCGCAGTTAATCCTCGATACGAGACCGAATATTGTCGTTGAGCTGGGCGTGTACGGCGGTCGTAGTCTAATTCCACAATCGCTTGCCCTTAAATACAATGGCTTTGGACATATCTACGGGATCGACGCGTGGGACGCGGAGACGGTCGCGAAGAACGCAGCGCTGGGAGAGGATCCAATTACGCAAAAGCAACTAAACATCGCGTACACAGCGTGCTTAGACAGAATTAAGGAATTGGATCTTGTAAGGTGGGCCACGTTACTTCCTTGGGATTCACACGAAGAAACCGAAGGATTCGGGAACATCGACATTCTGAACATCGATGCCGGCCACAGCGATCAAAGCAGCTGTCGAGATGTCGAGGTGTGGCTTCCGCGCGTGCGCAGAGGCGGGTTTATTTGGTTCGATGACGTGCAATGGCCGAGCGTAAAAAAGGCATTAGGAATGATTGAGCAACACTGTGAAATTGAGAGTGATCAGGGACTTTATCGGCTTTATCGAAAGAAAAGATTGAACGGTTGTTGATTTAACCATGTCAGAATAGAAAACAACACATTGAAAGGAACAACTAAAATGAAAACAGCAAGACAACAATTAAAAGAAGCACTTCTCGATTTGGAAAAACCACGTTATGAAACTGTGCGAGAAAACATCATAGCGGAGATTGGTTATGACGCTTTTCGAGATATGCAAAACAGTATCTTTGGTGAGATTGGCACGATACGGAGTTTGAAAGGAAACAACCAAAAATGAAAGCAGAAGATTATATGACCCCGGATGAAGCGCACGAGATTGACGGTTGCATGATATGCGGGCGCTTGGATTGCGTGTGTCCACCAGAAGAACCATCTGCTTTTGAACAAGTCGTTGGAAGCTGGGAAAACGGCCAACCGTACACATTGGAACAAACCGAGTCGTTAAGCGATTGGTATGATCACACGTGGGCAGAAAGCCCCGCGATAGAGATTCAAGCTAAGGACAGATATTGGGAAGAAGAAACGCAGTTTTATCCAAAGGATGAATAGAATGAGATACACGATCAAATACGGATATTTTCCCAGTTACGGCGCAGGAGCGACTCACTGGGCAGAGACAAAAATAAATGAACAATCGCTCTACGGCTGTAGTTCAGATTGGGAATCAGCTAAATTAAAGCTGATTGAGAAACTTAAAGACATAACGAACAAGCCTCCTATTCCAGAACCCGAGGAGATTGAAATATGAGACTTTTCAAATTTGGACGGACACCGGAATCTATGCTCGCTAGTCGATTGCAACGTCAGGGGCGAGGTGAACACGAAACTGGCCGTCCAAAACTTTTTAAGAAACGGAATAAGCGCAGGAACACGCGAATACCGTATCTGGCGGATCATATAGCTTGGTTCACATTCATCGCTAAACACGATGATTTGGAGCGGCGGCACGGTCATCTAGCTGCGAACAGCGGCGAATGTGTTGTTCCTACCGTGTCGCCGCAACGATTTGGAGGATAAGATGACAATACAAGGACTTCTAATCCAGAAACCAACTACGCCAGTCCCGCAATGCGGCGAAATACGGCGTTTTAACGTGCTTCAAAAGACATCTGCCACTGGCAAACAATGGAACAAGATCGTCAACATGCAGGGCGACAACGGAACACCGTATGAAGTGGTCAGCGTGCGAAAGACGGATTACAAAGACGATCGCGGAAATATCAGTTTCAACGTGGAACTTGAAACTGAACCAAGCCAGCTGCCGCAAGCTAACCCTTCTTCATTCGATACACGCTCGCATCGTATTGAGCGCCAACATTCCCAGGAAATGGCTCTGAGGGTTCTCGATATGCTTGGAGATATGGAAAATAAAGACCTGATCCTGAGCGAGAAACAGAAATGGATTGAAAACTGGACTAATTGGTTTCAGCTTGATCTGGATCATATTCCACAAAAACCACAAACCGAAGAAGAAGAAGAACCACCATTTTGAACAATAAACCCGGCGAACCAATCGTAAACGGGCAATGAGGCTGTTTAATTGTAAATCGTAGCAACCTAATTTTTTGAACGCCTAAGTCGTTTTTAAGTCACATTTCTGTAATGAAATCATTAATATTGGTTATAGCGGGGTTGGGCCTGGGGTTACAGGCATACGGAGAAGGTTTTGAAGGCAGCGGAGTAATAAACCCGTTGCCAAACAATCAAACGGCTATGGTGGCGCGTGTCGTCGTTCCGGCAGGATTCTGGTTTATCAGTGGGCAAGTGGACCTATACATGAAAGGCGCTGCGGGCGCCGTGTACGGAGCAGCGGGCATATCGCTCAACATGAACGATGACCTATTGCGGGATCCTAAGGCTTTGACGCACGCCACGCAAAGGGCGCAGAGCCAGGTTGGTCTGGTGTTTCCATTCTCGCCGGCGGGACAGTTCATTAAAGTCAACAGTAGCACGCCGGTTTACATCGTGGTGTATTCAAACCAGCCACAGACCGGGACACCTACGGCGCTGGCTTGGGGATTCATCACGGCGGTAAGAGTCGGATTTCCTCCATGAATGACTATTCGCGCGGACATCGACGAGGCGAGGAAGAAATGAGCATTTACCGCGAAGCGACCATCTACGTCTCTAAACGCACGCTAAAGCGCCTGAAGTGGATTCGGGCAGCAGGGCTAGGTCCGGCACTTAAAAACGATTCTACGGGCAACGTGGAGCGTTTACAGGTCACCCTGGATCAACTGGCTGATCTTATGCTCAACGCGCATATCGAACAGAATTATCCCGGCATTGTTCCAGCTGAGAAGCTGTTCTATAAAGTCGAAGATCAAGCGATTGAAACGCTGAAGAATACCCATTAGCGGTGATACCGCCCGCCTTGGCGCTTTTCCTTGCGCCGTTCGCTAAGCAAAATGGCAATGGCCTGTTTCCGTGATCTGACCACAGGGCCGCTACGACCGCCACTGTGTAGTTTTCCGGTTTTGAATTTATGCATTACCTGTGAACTTGGCATGGTTTTTTTTATTCCACCTCTTCTGCCATGAATTTTTGATAGTTCTCGTAAACCTTCTGGCGTTCCTCAGTAGCCGCATCATAACGATCATGCTGACGTCTGGTGAGGGAATCTAGGAATTGTGATTCGAGCTTTGGGCTGCCAGTTGCCCACGGCGCTGTTGACCATTTCTTCATTTGTTGCGCGATATGATTCTCGGTCATCTTTCCGCCTCTGGCTAGGAGTTCGTCGTAAGCAAAACGAGCAGACCTGAGGTCATCATTAGCAAGAGCACTGCGAAAGTCTGCGTAAATCGAAGGCGGATTCGCGTATCCTTGGCGTGCTTCGATATCGGCTACCAGTTCTGGATCTTGTTTCTTCCATTCGGTTGCCAGTTTTCTGATCTCAAGTTCATCACGATAAATACTGACGCTGGCACCTAAAGTCTGCACTACAGCATCTCCTGCATTGTACTGGCTTTTCCTGCCCCACGGAACCATGCCACCGGCTACCCCCGAAACTGGAATCGGAACTACCGAAAGCATAAGATCCTTGGAATAATCCGAGAGCGCGTACGGTCGGCCCATGTAATCATGCTTAAACATAGCTTGAACCGTTGGGCCGATTAAAGGAGCCATCCGGTGATAAGCGTACGATCCAGTATCCGTGACTAAGTGTTCCAAGTCCCCTGGTAAAGACCGCAGCATGTAGCGCCTATTCCCAATGACAACCGCGAACATATTTTCTTTTTCCATGTGCGGATCATTGTCCAAAATCTGATTTAATATCCTTGCTCCAGTATAAAGCGTAGCCGCTACGGTTCCAATACCCATGCGCTGCTCGCCGCCGTACGGAGTGACAGCCTGCCCGATATGCTGTAGTTTGGATACTCCAAAGTCTGGTGCTAAAAACAATCCCTGTAACGTCTGCCAGAATCGAGGATCACCTGACAATTTCCCAATCATCTGCCGGTAGTTCTGCTCCCCGAAAGTAGCGTTGGCCTGACGCGCAGTAAGTTTGGCGATCTGTTCATCATTAAGTAGTGGATAACGCGACTTATTTCGCTCGAAAGCCTGCAGATACATCTCGCCTTTGTACCGAGGAATCATGTCCTCGAATAACCAGTTTTTGTACGCACCAATCCACTTGCCTAATCCTGGAG